CGCCCTAAAGGGGGAGCGCGATCCGATTGAGCGCTACGGCGTGTCCTTGAAGCAGGCAAGCATCGACGCCAAGGCCGCCGAGCTCGGCTTCCAGAAGGTGGGCGGTTCCTTCGACAACGAGGCGCAACAGGCCGCGACCTTGGCCCTGATTATGGAGCAGACAGCCGACGCGCACGGAGCCTTCGCGCGCGAAGGCGACACACTCGCGCATCAGGTGCAAGTCCTCAAAGCCCACTTCGGCGACTTCGCCGCCAAGGCCGGGACACTGGTCCTGCCCATGGTGACCGCCCTCGCGTCCGCCGCCATTGAAGACCTCGTGCCCGCGCTCGAATCGCTCTCAACGTGGGCAAAGGACGTCGCAATTCCGGCCCTCCAGGACTTCGCCGCGCGCATCCAGGCCACCGTCGTCCCGAAGATCAAGCAAGCCGCCGCCGTCTTCCAGACCGAGATTCGGCCCCGCCTCCAAGCCCTCATTGACTGGCTCACCACGACGGTCCCGCCCGCCGTGTCCCGCGTCGTCGCATTCTTCGAGAAATTCGGCCCCGCTATCGCCGCCGCCGCTGGCGTGATCGGGACATTCGTCGCAGGCTTCAAGACCTTCAACCAGATCAAGACGATCATCGGAGCCGCCAAGACCGCATGGGCGGCGCTCAATGCCACCATGGCCGCTAATCCGATCTTCCTCGTGATCGCCGCCATTGCCGCCCTGGTCGCGATCTTCGTAGCCCTATACCAGAACAACGAAACTTTCCGCGCCGCCGTTGACGCCGCATGGGCACAGATCAAAGCCGCCGTGTCCGTCGTCGTGGAATGGTTCCAAACGAACGTCGTGCCAGCCCTCAAAGCCGCGTGGGAGAAGATTCAAGCCGCATGGGACGCCGTCTGGCCACAACTGCAAGCCGCGTGGGCGTCCTATGGTCAGCCCGTCGTCGATCTCATCATCAATGTGTTCCAAGGACTCGCCGCGAACTGGGACACCATCTGGCAGGGCATCTCCACCGTGGTATCCGGCGTCTGGCAGGTAATCTCCAGCGTGATCTCCACCGTGGTAGGCGTGATCTCAGGAATTATCCAGGTCTGGACCTCGGCGCTCTCTGGCGACTGGCAGGGCGTCTGGGACGGCATTAAGCAGATCGTCTCCAGCGTGTGGAGCGGCATCCAGGGCGTGATTAACGGGGCCCTGAACATCGTCAAGGGATACATTACCTACGCCATGGGCGTGATCTCCGGCGTGTTCTCCGGCGTCTGGTCCTCCATCTCATCGACCGTATCAGGGGCCTGGAGCGGCATCACCGGCGCGATCTCCAGCGGCGTCTCATCCGCCGTGTCCTTCATCTCATCACTGCCCTCGCGTGCCCTATCCGCGCTCGGCAACCTCGGCTCGCTCCTGATCGGAGCCGGTAAGAGCCTCATCCAGGGTTTCATCAACGGCATCAGTTCAATGATTGGCTCGGTCAAATCCACGCTCGGCAACCTGACCTCCAGCCTGACGTCCTGGAAGGGCCCCGCCGACTATGACGCAATCCTACTCACGCCAGCCGGTCGCCTCGTGATCAACGGCTTCATTAGGGGCCTGGAATCGCGGTACGGCGCAGTACGTCGATCCCTCGGCGCGCTCACGGGCATGGTCGCCGACACCGACACCGGTTCGCTCGGCCTCCCAGACGCCAGCGACCTGGCCGGTCTGCGCTCGCGCGGCGGCGTCACCATCCATGTGACCGCGAACATGCTCCACCCGTCGATTGACGCGGGCCGCGTGATCGCCCAATCCATCGACCAGTACACCCGCCTAAACGGAGCAGGACGATAGGCCATGACGACCCTACCTAGCCCCTCCATCACCGACTACACCGGCGCGACCTGCCAGCCCCTTAGCGGCGGTCGCATCCGCTTCACGCTCACGCCCGGATCGAGTGCCCTCACCATCACAGTGCCCAACCTCGTGCCAGGTCACCGCATCGGCGCACAAATTCGCGTGCGCGCCGACCAGCCCGGCAAGCGAATTGTCATCCGTATTGGCAACCAGGCAAACACCTACGGGCCCGGCCCCATCTACACCGCATCCGCCGAAAACTCCGACATGGGGACCGAGCTCGCCATTGACGTGGCAGGACTCCAGACCGGCATCATTGACACCCTCACGGTCTGGGACCGTACCGACATCCCAGCCAACCCCCGGCCCTGCGACGTCCTCAGCCTTCAAGCGCTCTACCCGATCCAAGGCAGCGCAGGCCTCCGATGGAACACCGACCGATGGAACCGGCAAGCCTGGACCAGGGGAGCGCCGCGCCCGTGGGCGCTCGCTTGGAACCGCAACGCCTGGGATACCCGCGCGTGGAACCAAGGCGAGACCGTCGCCGACCAGTGGCAAGACATCCTCGGACCATGCACTGACCTAACCGTGACGCGCGGCGTCACGACAAACGGCCCAGCAATGAGCGCCGCCGTGGGCACCCTGACCGCGCACGCAATCAACGCATTAAGCCCACGCGCGACCGGCCTCCACCACGGAACGCCAATTCGCCTGATCCACTGGCCAACCAGGACGGCGATCTACACCGGCGTCATTACGGACCTCACGATCAGCCCGCACAAGCCCGGCTCGCGCGTGGACTATGAGGTCACCCTCACCGCATCCGACAACGTCGCCCGCCTCGCCTCGCTCACGCGCTACGGAGCCAAAGCGGACGGGGGCAACGGATCGGAGCCCTGGACCGCGCGCCTGGACCGACTCATCAAGTCAGCCCCGGAACTGACCTACCGCATCCACGACACTGCCACGCAGACCGTGCCGCCGACCGTCTGGGAAACTAGCCTTGCCAAGCACCTGGACGCCCTCACGGCCTCGGTCCTCGGCTCCTGGACCGTGGAACGAGACGGCACCGTATCTATCCGTATCGCCCGCCCCCGATCCGCGGCGATCACGCTCACCGACGCCGAAGAATCCGCGATCAATTCCGGCATCTGGTCTTACACAGACGTCAACGTTGCGTGGGCGTCCGCCGACGCCGTAGCGCACGTGACGATCAATAACCACGCGGCGAAATGGGACGCCGAAAACAGCGAGTGGACCGCCGACGACACGGAGGCAACCGTTGACGATCCGACCGCCGCAACCGCGTGGGGAGGCTCGGCGATCTCGATTGATACCACCCTCCCAGCCGACGCCGTCGAAAGGACGGCCCGCCGCTACCTCGCCGCCGCGAACGCCGATCCCGCGCCCTCCAGCGTGTCCCTCGTTGCCGCGCACGACACCGGCCCCGCCGACCGAGGCGCGCACATGGCCACCGCCGCGACCTTCGACCCCATCAGTGCGATCAACGTCGAATGGCGCGGCGAAGACGCTCGCGCACTCATTACCCAGGTCACCCACTCGATCACGCCGACGACCTGGAAAACCCGTCTCAATCTCACGAACAACCAGTAGAAAGGCCCCTCATGAAAACGTTTGTCCCTGGCGAGATCGCCCGCGCCGAAGACGTCAATCAGAACTTCGCCGAGCTCAAAACCGCAACTGACAAGCTCACCGCCGCATTCCAGCTTGGGCAGGTCGCGATTAACTCCCTACAGCCCGGCGAAGCGACCAATTCCTACAAGATCGCCTTCCCCAAGCGATTCGCCAAGACCCCGATGATCTTCATGCAGTCGCAGAATCAGCGCCTAAACGTCGCCGCATGGGACATCACCCCCGAAGGATTCACGTGGATGGCACACAACAACACCTCTGGAGCATCGGCCTACGCCCAAATCATGTGGGTTGCAATCTCCCTCTAACCAACTGAAAGGACACCAACCATGACCGTGAATAGCGCAGTCACCGACACCAATTGGGGCCCCAACTTCGACCCCGGTCGCCCCTACGGCGAACCCCTCGGAATCGTCATCCACCATTGGGGAGTAGATGGACAGTCTCACGACGCCGTCGCCGCCTACCTCGCACGCCCCGATGGGAACACCTCGGCTCACTACGTGGCCAGCGGCGGGCGTGTGACACAGATCGTCCACGACTATGACCGAGCGTGGCACTGCATGGGCAACAATGCTTGCACAATCGGTATCGAATGCCGCCCCGAATGCGACGCCGACGACTTCGAGACCGTCGCACAGCTGATCGCCGCTATCCGCGACGAATGGGGATACCTGCCCCTCTCTGGACATCAGGAACACTTCCCCACGGAATGCCCAGGCCGCTGGCAGGCCCGGCTCGACGAACTCGACGCCCGCGCCCTCCTCATCCAGGGCGGCGGGCCCGCCGTGCCCGCGCTCGCCGATCCTGACCCCGGTAGCCTCCAGGTGGACGGCTGGTGGGGACCGGCGACGACCGCCGCCCTCCAGGCCTACCTCGGTACGCCCGTAGACGGCACCGTATCCAGCCAGGACGGGGCATGGCGCGAAAACCTCCCCGCAGCCGGGGCCGGTTGGGACTTCGAGAGCGACCCCGATGGATCGCAGATGATCGCCGCCCTCCAGGCCCGCCTCG